TAGCATCGTCATCACTCGGTACACGATTTAAATGTAAAGTATCGTCAATTCTAATACTTCCTGTACCAGAAGACTTTAACACTAGATCTTGATTACTTGACACTGTGTCAATAACAGATCCTGTAAAACGTAGATCATCAAATTCCCAACGATCTGCATATAACTGACTTACTGTGTTTCCATCAATAGCAAATGTAATTACACTATCAGCTCCTGAGTTCTCAAAGTCAGCAATTACAATACTTGATTTAGTAACATCGCCATCACCAATTTGGCTTAGGAAAACGTTTGCAAAGTTATATGCAACATAATCAACTACTGCTTGTGTGTTTGGTATTACGTCTGCTTTCGCAGCATCATAGCCAGTTAATGTTGCACCAGCATATGTAAATACTTTTTGTTCGTAGTCTACTGTAGGATTTACACCAATAGTGCTAGTTCCAGCGTCTAACAATAAATTTTGGCTTCTTGAGTCAATTTTACCTGTTGCTAATGGCATTAATGCACTAGCACTATCAATTGCTATAAAGCCGTTTACATCTTCGTCGTACTTAAAAAATGTATCTGGTAGTGAACCTCGCTCAATTTTTATACCGGCGCTATTAAGTGTAATACCTGCACCTGTTTCACCGCTATTAAGTGTAATAATATTATCTTCAATATCTAATTGGGCAGTGTTAACAGTTGTTTGATCGCCTTTAACTATTAAGTTTCCAGAAATTTCAACATAGCCTGTTTCAAATCCTGTATCCAAATAGATAGTGCCGCCGGCTTGAACAGCTACTTTGTAGTTACCATCTGGTACATTTAAATACTTTGACATTCTTATTTCCTATATAAAAAGTATGGGGGAACTTAATCCCCCAAACTATTTTTACTCTTTACTCAAACTGATCTGAACCAGCTAGTTCTTGTGTTACTGTACCTGCACTACCGTAAGCAGTGAAACCAGTTGTGTCAACACCAATTGTAAATGCTGTTGCACTAGTTGTAGTAATTGTGTATACCTTGTTGTTAAGCTCAACCATGCCAACTACGCCAGTAATTCTTACTGTGTCGCCGGTTACTAGTAGATGGGCTCCTGTACATGTAATTGCACCTGGATTTGCTTGTGTACATGCGTTCATTGTTAATGCTGCAACTTCTGATGCATCACCAGCTTCTTCTATTTCAACTACGGTAGCTGTTGCTGCACCATACGCCCAAGCAATACTTTCGCCTGAATCTAGTGTAACTTTACGTCCAGAAATTTTAGTAACTTGCTTGATTGCCTCTGCTGCGTCTTTAACTACAATACTCATTTCGCCTGCTGCAATAACTGCTGCTGCTTTGTCTACTAAGAAACAATCTTTTTCAATTACGCCATCTGTGCAACGGAATTTCTTACTTCCAAGTTGCTTAACAATATAACCGTTTACTGATTCTGTTCCGTTATGAAACTGTACTTTAATTTCGTTGCCAGCCGCTGTCGGTGCTCCGAAAAATCTTTTGTTTAGTGGTCTTCCCATTTGTTTTCTCCTTTAAAACGTTCTAGGTTTACGCAGTGGGTCAGTTCTGCATAAGTCCGCGATGCGGCACGATTATTGACATTAGTATTTATCAATTACATTAAGTAGCGGCGTATACCCAGAGCGCGGGTTGCTCGATATAAGTCTATGGAAACTTTATTACTTTGATTTCCACCTAAAATGTAATAGTATTCTGTATTGTTTATTACAGTAGTGCTTAAATAAAATCCTACATGTCCTTGCCAGCTAATATTTCCTCTTGGGAAAATTATAAGGTCGCCAGGTGTAGGTTCTTTAACTGCTACTCCCCATTCTAAAAAGCTTCTTGCAGCATAAGGGTATTTGTGTAAAATATTGTTAGGTATTCCACTTTCGGTTAATACAGCATTAACAAAAGCAGCGCACCATTCTGTACGTTTAGGATCAACTCCTATATACGCTGCAAGTTCAGATCTGTGTGTATTTTCTGAATAGTTAATGTATTGTGATGCAGTTAGTGCAGGATTACTGTGAGCGTTTGCTGACTCGACACTGTAGTCGCATGCACATAGAAATATTAGAGATAAGAATAGTAGGATATTTTTCATACCCTGTATTTATCCATAAAAAAGGGCTCCCCCGTGGGAGCCCTTTTAATTTCACTGTGTTAGTAAAACTTTACTGGAAAGTTACACCAGCAGCAATAGCAACGTTACCTAAGTAATCAGCTGCATTACCAAGCGATGAAGCAGTGTTGTTCAACTCAACATATCCATAACGTGTCATGAATGATACTGTTGGTTCGAACGTACCTGGATCAAGTACAACGCCTGAGCTCATTAGTGGGATATATGGGCAATAGAACGCTGGTGCGTCCGACTCACTTGCGCCTTTGTATCCGATAAGCACTGGTGCTGTATCAGCTGCATATGTGTTAACATATACTTTCATTGCAGTGTTCAAAGTACCAACCATCTTAGTGTTAGTTGGAGCTTCAAATGTACCTTCAGTTGTTCTTGCGAACGCTGAAGTTGTAGCAGACTGTAGGATAGTTAGTGCAAATGGTGATACCACTGCCCAGTTACCTGCGCCTCTACGTGTACGCTGTGCAATCAAGTTACTTACGCGGTTGATTTGAACAGCTAGTGCAGCATGCTCGTCACCTACGAAAGTAGCTGTACCACTTACAGTAGTTTGGTTGTAAGTTTGTGCAGCAGTGCCACTCAAAGTTACTAGTGAACCAATTACTTCTTGGTCGATCTCAGCAGTAATCTCTTGTGCAAGAGCTGCCATGATTTCAGCTTCAACATCAATACCATGCATAGACTGTGCGTCTTGTGCAGCTTCAAACGTCCAGCGAGCTGACAACTTACGTGTCTTAGCTTCTACTGTCTGCTTTAAGATTTGGATTGACATTTTACGTCCAGCTGCACCTTCTAATGCTGCTGTACTTGCTGCCTTAGCAGTTGCCGCATCACCTGAATATGCTTCAGCAATTTTGAATGGGCTTAGAGCCTCTTCGCCTGCTGTAGTATTAGTGTTACCTGTACTTGTGTCATTCATTGTTTCTGAATAACGTACACGTAATGTGTGAATTTGACCAACTGGTCCAGTCATTGGTTGTACGCCAACTAAGTCGTTAGCAATAACTGTTGGCATTACACGACGGATAACTGGTAGGATTACACGGTTAAGTGTAGCTACGTTACCTGCTGATGTTGCGCCTGCGGTTGCACTCTCAGACAAATATCTGCGAGTATTTTCTAGTGTAGCAGCCATAACAGATTTCTTGTTGCCTTGCAGGCCTTCAAGAAGTGCGTTTTTGGTGTCTACCCAGCGTGATTCTAGTAATTCTGACATCATTATCTCCTTAATTTAATCCAGCAAGACGACGTATGTCTAATACATTAGATTCGTCTGCTTTAGTTGTCATTTTTGGTTGTTCCGTACGGTTGCCTGTGATTTCTTTGCCTTCTGTAAGGGGTGCCTTACGCTTTGCTGGAGTATTTCCGTCAATAACTGATGGTAAGTACTTGTCAAAAGATTTTTGAAGTCTATCGGTTTGTACTGATTCCAGTAAGTCTGTCATAATCTCACGCTGATATTTGCCTAGTGGCGAAATCAATGAGCTCATAATTTTTGTTCTCTTTGCTGATTCAATAAGTCTAAACTTATCTTTACTAACTGATTCTGCAAGAGTTTTTGCTTTAGTAGCAAATGCTTTCGCTTCTACTAATTGCTTATCTTTAACATTTAATACGTCCATAAGCTTACTAACTTCTGAATTTTCATTCAAGTGTGAAGTTGTATACTCATTAGCAAATGCTTCAAATATCTTACGACCGAAGTCGTTGCTTCGTGCTGCGTCAATATCTTCTTTCAATGCGTGGATTTCACCTTTAAGTGATTTGCCAACCATTTCAGATACTGCTGTAGCACTTCTTTCGATAAAGTTAGTTTTAACTTTTGCGAAGTGTGTTTTAGCTTCACGTACAAGGCGTACCTTGGTTTCAGCTAAGTCGTTTTTATCTTCTGCAAATTCTGCAATTTCACCTGCTAGAGATTCAACAACAAACTCTTCTAACTTGGCATATGATTCAGCCATTGCTAGTTTGTCTGCTCTTAATTCTTTAATTTCGCCTGCTAAGTTCTCAGCGACGAAACCCTTCAGTAGATTAGCATTTTCACGCATTGCAACAGCATATTTTGCTTTTGCTTCTGCGAGCTGCTTGCGGTCTTCCACAAACTCTGTAATCTCTTCAGCAAGACGCTCAGATAGCATTGAGTCGATAGCTTCAACCATAGTTGACTTATCGTGCTCATACTTTGAAGCAAATTCTTCACGTAACTCAGCAGTTGCCTGCATTTTGTTTTCCTGAATCTTTGATTCCCAAGCTTCTTCTATTTGATCTCTAATTTCAGTTGAAACAACGTCATTTTCAAATAGAGTTTTTAGTGCATCTATCATTTCTTTCTCCTGTTTCATTGGAGTTTACTAATCATACTGATTAGTGATTCCTTAAGATACTTTTGTGCCTTTACATCGTGCTTAGTTGCCTGTGCTAGTTCCCATGCCTTCATTCCGCCACGTGCATTCATTAAATTTTCATAAATTGCTGTGGGGTATGCACCAGGGGCGCTAGGCTGAGCCACAACGTCCACAGTGATTATTTCAAAGTCGGAAACGTTTCCGCTTCCGTCTTCTGATACGTTACCACTACCACGCGACGAGACGCCTAGTTTAACGCCTGCCTCAAGCATCGTTTTAACTAGGTTTCCCATTGGTGTTGGTAGTATTTTTAGTTTACCGTAACCGTTATCACCTTCCATCCACGTTTCCGTGATCATATGGCTTACACGATCGATATTTATATTAAGTCCTTCTGGATGATCAACTTCTCCGAGAACACTGTATCCTCCAGTAATTTGATCATTGAGAGTTTTGACAGCCCTGCCTATTTCATTTACAGGGTACACTCGCTGATTAGCATTGCGAACGCCACCTTGGATCATAATACCTTTTAAATAAAGGTCTTTTCCATCGTTGGCATTCTCAAGTACTATATTAGCTTGGTCGAATGTCAAATGCTCTCGTAGGTTTATCATCTAGTTTTCCTTAACCTTGCTTACTTAGCTCGCTTGCTTAACTTGTTTAGAGTTGAACCAGCTGCTTTGTCAGCAGTTTCGCCAGCGCCTTTTTTCTCTGCGCCATGCCCTGCAGGAACAGTTTTACCTGCTTTTGCAGCCTTGCCACCAGGAACGTTAACGTTACCAGTACCAATGTCTTTTGCGTTTTGATCGTTTAAAGCACTGCCTGCAATTTTCTTGCCTGCGCCTGTTTCTGAACTAGCGTCTGAGCCAGCTTGATTCAAGTTACCTGATGTGCCGCCCATGTTGTTTGGCTTTGCAACTGCTGACTTACCGTTAGTACCGTTGTCGCCCATTGTTGCTGTTACTTTTTCTACGTACTCACGCATTGTTTCGCTTGCTGACTTTTCAGTTGTGTCTTCTTCAACTTCTTTGTCATCTTCGTCATCTTCGTCTGCTGCTTCAAAAGCATATGACTCTTCTTCTGGCTCTTCTTCAGCATCCATGTCCATGTCGTCTTCTGCATCGTCGTCAGCTTCTTCGCCATCGTCTTCGCCTTCGTCGTCACCAGCCATCATTTTTTCAAATTCTGCTTTAAGGTCGTCTAATGCATCTTCTAAGTCTTCAACACGATCTTCAACGCCTGCATCATCTTCTGCATCGCCCATATCGTCGTCGCCTTCTTCACCTGGCATCTCCATGCCTAAGTCATTAGCTAAATCGTCTGTTTTGTCGCCACCAAACGGCTCGTCGTCTGCTTCAACTTCAAATGTATCTAAGCTAAAGTTTTCGTCTAGGTCTTCGTCTGACTCATCTACTTCTTCATCATCAGCTTCGTCTAGGTCTTCGTCTGACTCATCTACTTCTTCATCATCAGCTTCAGCTTCGTCTTCTAGTAGTGACTCATAGATATCGCGTGATTTCTCAACTACGATCTCGTGAAATAATTCTTCTGCTGCTGCCTTGTCTTCGTTAACAAGTAGCTCTAGCATCTTCTCAAATTTATTTTGATCTGACATTTTTAACTCCTATAAATGTTTAGTTCGCACAGGCAAAGATACATGTGCGGGGCTGTCATATTGTATTTACTATTTATACAGAAATGTATGTAGAAATAGGCCCAAAACGACTCGTTTTCATAAATTTATGAAAACTTAAAGATTTTTTTAAATTCTTCAACATTAATATGTTCTAAATTGGGTATTTTTTTAAACTCTTTTGGAATAAAGCCATTGTCTCCTAACACACGTATATATCTCTTTTGAGAATATTTTTGGCAAGTAATCATAGTTTGCTTTGTCCAATTACCGTGATATGTTGCACGTTCGTGACTTTTTTTATAGTTAGGTGTATCAGCATATATGTTATTAATTTTATCATCAATGCCTTGATAGTCAAAACCAAATATATAAATGTCTTGTGTATCGTGTGTACTAGCAAGCCATAGCGCAGTAGGGCCACTACTCCACCCTTTACTAGGGTTAAAGAAGTTAAACCCATTCATACCATTAAAAGAACGATTAGGATTAGTCCATACTGAATGACTATGCTGATAAGCTGCTTTATTAATTTCCAAAATCATTTTGGTATCGACTGCAACTAAAAAGTCTGGGTCAAATTCTCTGTATAATGCATTACAGCCGTATACAGTTCCTTTGTCGTTTAGTTGATTTAGATCGATTGACTTTCGGCTAGTGCCATTACCTAGCACAAATGCTGTTTTTATCAATTATTAAACTCCGCCTGCCTCTGCGTTTGCTGCTAGACCATACATTTGCTTGACGAACTCTTGTTCTTCACGCTTTTCTTCTGTATGTAGCTCAGATGCTTTGCGGATACGATTGATTTGACTAAGAGTCAATCTTGTTTTACGAGTATCGTCTTTTTGCATTGGCGAATCGTCATAGTCTGCTTCGTAGCGTTTATCGTCTACAAATTCAACAGTTTCACGGTCGTGATAAAATAATTCTCTTAGTATCATATTGTATTTATATCGTTTGCTCAGTTCCTGCTGCCGGAGCACCAAGTTCTTGCCCTGTAACAGTTTCTGGTCCCGTACCATCGCCGCCTTCAACTCCGTCAACGTCATCAGGAGCTTCGTCTTCTAATCCACCTAAGTCTGCGCCAATACCTGCACTACTAATTCCTGCATCGCGCATTTCTGCACTTGGATCACCTGGCAACGGCTCTAGATTCTCTTCATTCTCTTCGCGCCACATACGTTCGTTCTCTGCAATCTCTTCATCGTTCATACCTAAGAAGCGTTTCATAGCAAAGCGATTTGAAAGATAAGGTATTGCACTCATTTGTGTAAATGTTGGAATACGTGCATTATCAATTTCAGCTTGTCTGTAACTTGCAAAGTTCTGTGGTGGTTGGAATTTAAGATCAAACATTGCAGTATCAATGTTTACGCCTTTTTCTAACAAGTAACGTTTAAACTCTGTGTCAAACTCTTCGACAATTAAGTTTTGTAGTCTTTCACAGTAAGTGTTAAATCTTAACTCTTGTATGTAGGCTGTGCCAACTCGTCCATCATTGTACTGAGCACCACTGTCCTCAGCCCCGGTTGGTAGATAGCTGCTAGGGATTCGTAAACCACGTACGAGCTTATTAGTAAAATATCTAAGGTCATCAATTTCTCCAAGGTTAGTACCGCCTGGTAATGTTTCAACTTTTGATCCACGCCCTTCAGCAGTTTGTGGAAAGAAGTAATCTTCGTTGATTGACAAAGGATTGTATGAACTGTCTATGACATTAGCACCACCCCCTGTTGACGATGGGATTCGTCTCTGGTGTATTTCCGTCTTAACACGCTCCACAAACTGCATAGCAAGGTGTGATGGCATGTTGCCCACATCAACATAGAATACTCTGCGCTCTGGAGCACGTTGTACACGATATATAATAATTGCGTCTTCTAATAATTCTTTTTGCTTGTATACTTTAAAAATAGTTTCAAGTAAACTATTACCAAACGGATAGTTGTTGTCTAATCCTTCTGATAAACTTAAATGTACAACATGTTCTGCATCTACAGTAAACTCTGAATCGTCTGTACTAAAGCGACTTCCACTCATGCTGCCGGCTGGGCCTGACATGCCTTTTGCGCCGCCTGCAGAACTAGATGACTGATATTGTCCGCCGCCTGCTGGGCTCATGTTACCATTGTTTACATATGGTGTTGTTGCAATGCCATCTTTAAAATTAAAGTTTACATTCTTAATAACATACTGCTCAGGAGTTTTACCTTCGCTTTCATTTACAATAATACGTGTTACGTTTGCAGGATCAACATGAAACCATTTTTTAGTTTCTGGATCTCTAAGAAAGAATTGATCGCCTGATTTAAATACATTGCGTAGTATTCTAAATATCTTTGTTTCAAAGCTTTGTAGTTTATTCCATTGTTGTAAGTACTGTCCAATAATATTAACTTCGCTATTGGTTGCCTTTTCGCCTCTGTAGTCTACAAGGAAGGGTGTATTGTTTGATGCGTTCTTTTGTGTACAAAACTCAGCAAGGATATCAAGTGCAGCATTAACTTCACTGTCTTGATCCATTGTGTTATATTGTCCGTAGCGTTCAACTCTGTTTGGCGAACCTACATACACATCAGGCAAGTAACTTGAATAGTTAGAACGTGCTGGGCCAGCCATATTACCATTGCCGCGGCTTGTAAACGGAGAGTAACTTCCGTTTTGATTATCACCCGTTGCTACTGGCGTAAAATGTTTCTTCCAACTCATTGTTTCTTCCTTTAGTTACCAGTTACACTTGCGCCACTTTTCGCAATGTTACCTGATGTTATATTTTTAGTGTTCTTAGCAGTTGATTCTTCAAAGCCTTTAATTAATCTTAATTCTGCTAACACTTGGTTCATAATAGTATTTAACTGTTCTGAGCCTGCTCCACCGCCATTGTTGAGTCCGCCAACGCTGTTTATCATGTCACCTGCGTTAGTTCCTGTTCCTTTGGAAAACATTCCATTATTGTCTTTAGCTAGTTCGTCATTCACTTTATTCAGAGCTACAACTAAATCTTCCATAGCATTAGTATAACTTATAACTCCGCTAGTGTCAAGTGAATTCAGAGCTACAACTAAATCTTCCATAGCATTAGTATAACTTATAACTCCGCTAGTGTCAAGTGAATTTACAGCATCAAACTGTGTTTGTAAGTTTGGTATTTCGGCAAATGTCTTTAACCCAGTTGCAAAATTTGTAAAATCTATAGTTGCAATCCTTGATAGCTTCATAGGATTTAATCTAGTAATACCTTTGTTAAAGTCATCAAAACTTAGTACTGCAACTCTTTCCATTAGTTTTACTTGGTTTTCTGTTAGCAGTGCTGCTGCTGTTGCGCCTGGTGGTGGCATAGGATTTTTAATTGCGTCTACTGCTGGCACAGGATTTTTAATTGCGTCTACTGCTGGATCATCACTAGCTAACATTTTGTTTGCGGCACCTGCTGCTGATGAGCCCATCCACCATCCTGCTGCTCCGCCTATTAGTCCGCCAAGTGCTCCGCCGATTGCAGTTCCTAATACAGGAACAACCGAACCTAATAGAGCACCGGCTGCTGCTCCTCCATAAGCACCAGCTGTTGCTCCTGCCATGCCGCCGCCAGTTTCTACTACTGCTTGTTGCTTTTCATCTTTAGTCTTAGTATCGTCAGTTAAAGTCTTGCCAATATCATACGCTCCAAACAGTAATCCTGCAACACCAGCTTTGCGCATTATGCCTTTTGCCAGTGGACCAAACCATCCTGTTTTAGGAACTGCTTGAGCTACATATCGACCTGTCCTAGGGTCTCTAGGTTGCGCTCCGGTGCTTGTAGTTGTCTTAACTGGTACTTTCGGTGCTGTTGGCATCGCAAAGTTTTTCATTTTCTTTACGCCAGCTGCCATCATGGAGCCTACGCCGGTTGCTAACGCAATGGTTGCTCCTGGCGCAAGGAAAAATGCGCCGATTGCAGCAACCAATGCAGTTGTAACTGGATCGGCTTCCCACATTGATTTAACACCGTCTATCATTCCGTTAACTAATGAAGTGCCAAGGCCCTTGAACATAGGAACGATAGAATCTTCTAAGAAACCGCCTTGTCGGCGATCTTCGTCGGGTTGAAGTGGGCCTATTATCTCTGCACCGAGGAAAAAGTCTTTTATCATGCCAGATAACGCGGCAGTTCCTTTGGCAAACATCTCGTGAATTGCCTTTTTAGGATCATCTTTAAATACATTAATAAATTTTAGTATGCCCGGCGCTAAATCGTTATTAATATAATCACTAATTTTCGTAATAGCCTCTGCAAAGATATTTTCGCCCTGGATTACCTTACCTTCTGCATCTTTCAGAGGCTTGCCCTGATCGTCAAATTCAACGCCTGACAATACACCTACTAATTCTCTTAAAGCTGGACCAACTGCTTCCATTAGAGGAGTAATAACTTGAGTTTGAAATGCCGATTGTAAAGTTCCTAAGGCTTCAGTAAATGAAGCCATTGTCTCAGTATTCTTGTCGCGCTTATCAGATTCTGCCTGGGCGTCTTTGACTGCTTGTTCCGCTCTTGCCCTATCAAGTTCTCCAGTTGTGCTGATATAATCAGTAAATTTTATTGTTGCATCATTAAAAAATCCTGAAATTGTTTCAGCACTGCCGCCTATTCCAACAGCAGCAGCATCTAGTAGTGTTCCAAATTCTTTAGCTGATTCTGCGTTTGCATCCATTAACGCTACAGTGCCTGTTAGTATTCTTGCTGACATTTCATCAGTCTTAACTGATTCATCTTGAGCAGTTGCTAGACTAGATGTTAATAGACCCATTTGCGTACTCATAGTAGCAGTATACATTCGAGCGTCTTCAGTTACCGCAGGCATTCCTAAAAATTGTGCAGCTAGAGCATCCACCGCAGATTTTCCGCCGACAGCCATTGCTTGCTGCATCACCATTTTAACTTTTGCTTGTTCTTCTGCGCCCATGGTTGCAAGTTTTCTTTGAAATGCTACATCTTGCATTTTTTGATTAACAGCTTCAGCAGTAGCCTTTGCTTCAGCGCCTGATAATTTAGCAAGAGTATTTAGATGTTTTGCATATTCGCCAGCATTTGCCGTTTGAGCTTCCAGAGCCTTACCTTCTAGTACTTTACCTCTATTACCTGCTCGTGTTATATATGAATAATCGAGCATTGCTTCGTTGATATCTTCGAAAGTAAATCCTAAGTTCAAAAGATCTTCTCGCATTTTGCCGTTACTATTAGTCATAGCAGCAATCATTTTTGCACCTTGAGTTGCTGTTCCGCCAAAAGCTGCAAGTTTATCTGAGTTTGACGAAACCATGCTAGTGAATTCAGAAAGTGACATACGAGCTCTAGCTGATGTGTCTCTAAGTTCAGTTAAGCTATTATTAAATGATGCTCCTGACATAGCAACGTTTTGAAAAGCAGCAAAACTATCATCAAACAATCCAGTAAGAATAGAAAGCTTGCCTCCAATTAAAGGTAAATGTCCAGCAAATGCACTTAGTGACTTTTCACCAGCTGCAAATGCCTTTACCATTTCAGTGCCGCTTCTAGTAATAGCGCCGAAGCTATTAAAAAGACCAGTGCCAATCGCTGATGCCATCGACTTCAGCGCCTTTGTAGCAGCATTAACTTCTTTGGTGTGTTTCTTTAATTCATCTCTATTCTTAGTGCTAATTTTAATAGTGTCACCAGTTGCGTTGCTTAAATCTTTAAGCTTCTTAGTAACATCTTTAGGATCAATGCCAGCCTTTTTGGCCATCTGCTCAGTGACAGCTACAAGCCTTGCGAGAGTTACTTCACTAGCTATGCCATCGCCACCTACATTATTAATTTGTACTTCATCAGCCACGTTGTGTTTTCCAAGTTATATACGCATATAAATAAAAGAGATACATACTATTACATTGTATTTATACGGAGAACAGAATGTCAGAATTTGATCCAGCTAAGTTTAGTAGCAATATTGAACAAAACCCATTACGCAAGTATTTTAGACAACCTAAAGTATATGTTACACTTCCGTCGAGAGGAAAGTTCTATGAAGAAGGTGTACTTGATATGCCTGACAACAGTGAATTACCTGTATTTGCAATGACTGCAAAAGACGAGTTACTTATTAAAACGCCCGATGCATTACTTAATGGACAGGCAACTGTTGATGTAATTCAAAGTTGTATGCCTAATATAAAAAATGCTTGGCAAATGCCTAGTGTAGATTTAGATGCATGCTTAGTAGCAATTCGCATAGCTACATACGGCGAAAGTCTAGCAATTACAACAAAAGTTCCAGGTATCGGTGAAGAAAGAGATTTTGCAGTAGACCTTAGAACAGTATTAAGTAAAATTGTAACTCCAGAGTTTGATAATATGTTAGTAATTAATGATATCAATATCGAGTTGCGCCCGTTAACGTATAAAGAGTTTACTGAAAGTAATTTGAAAACGTTTGAAGAACAGCGTATTTTTACTTTAGTCAATGACGACGAGATGGATGATGCAGAAAAACTAGGCAGATTTAGTGCTAGTTTTAAAAAGCTTACTAATATAACAATTAATATGATGGTTAAAAGTATTGCTAAATTACAAATCGGTGACACAGAAGTAACTAATCGTGTACATATTGAAGAATTTATCGATAACGTAGATAAAGAATTCTTTAAAGGCATAACTGATCATCTTGAAACGCAACGTGAAAAGTTTGCAATCGAGCCTATTAAAGTACAAAGCAATGAAGAAGATATTGCAGCCGGTGCTCCAGAAACTTATGAGATTCCAATTACATTCGATCAATCGAATTTTTTCGGATAAGGATCTTAGCTTGGCCGGTGGCTCAGATCCTAGAAGAAGTTAAGAACTATGAAAACCAACAAAAAGAAATTAAATCAGAAGTAATGAAGCTTTGTTGGTACATGCGCGGCGGCATGAGTCTTGACGAGGGATTTTCTACGAGTTATGAAGATAGGCAGTTACTTAATGACCTTATCAAAGAAAACTTAGAAACAACTAAGAAAACACAACTGCCATTCTTTTAAACGCCAGTTTTTCCAAAGCTACTTAGTCTTTGGTTCTTATCAAAGTTTTTATCAACAGTAGTACTAGTCGGCTTTTTAACTTTAGTTTTAGAAGTAATATCTTTTTGTAATGCAGTTAGCAATCGTTTCTTTTCTTTCATATTAAGTTTAGAAAATGCAGCCTTAGTTGTAGCATACACAGACTTAACTACTTTGGGATCAGTTACTGTTGCTTTACTTGGACCTGGCTCTTGAGCAGCTATACTTTTACCCATAATCTTATCTTTAACCAAAGTAGTAAACACTAATCCAATTCTGTTCTTATCCATCGGAGCTGTAGTGTCAATCTTAGAAGTATCAACATTCTTAGACTTCAAAAATTCAATAACATCATCAGTAGTAGCAGTATTAAACTTTTTACCTTGCGTACCAAGACGTGTTGCAAATTCAACTGACAAATCCTTAACAGATTGTTTTACATCAGCAGCTCCTGCTTTCTCAGCACGATTAATAGATCTACCTTGTTTAGTGGCAAAGTTAGGCATTTCTAACTCATCAAGCTTTTGCGATTCATTAAGTAAGTCGTTTATTTTCATCTGATGTATCCATTAATGTTATATGAAAGTATTTATTACTTTTTATATCAGTTAGTGTATTAACTTCGTTAATACAAGTTTTCGCTAACGCTCAAACTACTTACACTTCGTTTTAATTAAATAATTTATATATGAACAAGCAATATTACGAATGTAATATTGTATTAATTTCATGTAGATCGTTTCAGTCAGACGGAACTATTTCTAGCTCCGTCGTCTTTAAGATAAACTTCATGTGAGTCTTATCCAG